CAACCTCACTGGCAGCATCACTGGCAATCTAAGCGGCTCAGTAGGTAGCGTAACGTCTCCAGTGACAGCAGGAACGGTAAGTGATAAAACGGGCTATTCGCTAGCAGTCACACCGCCAACTGCTGCACAGATAGCCGATGCGGTCTGGGATGAGGACAACCGCGACCATACTTCACCACACAGCACCGGCAAAAATCTTGACACGGTACGCAAAGCTAACTACGTCATTGACGGCACCGTGGCAGCAGGTGGCACGCCTACAACTACCGTTTTTCGCACGACACTGACGCAGCTAGACAACACGTACGACCACCAAACGCTGCTGTTTCTGACTGGCAATCTTGGGGGCCAATCGAAGCCGATACTGAGCTACTCACAAGCGGACGGAGTGATAACACTAGACGAAGCGCTAACAGAGGTGCCGATCGCGGGCGACGAGTTTGTTATTCTGCCTGATCACGTGCATCCGTTGTCGATCATGGTGTCTCGCATCTTTGCAAACGAAGTAGAAGCAGGCGGCTACACGTTGACTCGCACATTGCAAGCGATTGGCTCGATGTTGGCAGGGCTTGTATCTGGTGCAGGCAGTGGCACTGAGTCATTCAAAGCCATCGGTAATTCAGCCAAGACACGCGTACAATTTGTCGTTGATGATGACGGCAACCGCACTGGTGTCACATATGATTGGAGTTAGCAGCAATGGCCAAAAACACCTTTGCTGCTCGTGCTTTTCGTGCGAAATCATTTGCAGCAAAAAGCCTAACAGGCATTGAAGAAATTGTGCTGATTGCACCCATTGCACGATTGCGAGTCAGTGACAAGTTAGCATATGCTCTAGGCATCAATGAACGTTTGGCATATGTCATTGCCAATGCAGAAAAACGCGTTGCAAATGTTGGCATCACACTGGAGCCAGATAACTGATGGCCACATATGACAAAGGTGACCTAGTGCAGGTCACAGCAACATTCACCGACGGCAACACAGGTGCAGTGTTCAATCCCACAAATGTGTTCCTCAAGTTGTGCTTGCCAGACAACACCGAGATCACATATCAATACACCGTCGATGCCGAGATCACGCGCGTGAGCACTGGTGTTTATCGATGCAACATTGACGCGAATCAGGCCGGTAAATATCACTACCGTTGGTATAGCACTGGCACGGGTCAAGCCTCTGAGCCGCAGTCATTTTATGTCAAAGAGGAGCCTTGCTAATGCGCACAACTGCTGAAGCTGTCAGAGCATTAGTTGGCCTTGCATCAACAGAAAATGTCGATGGATTCATCGAGACGGCAACCATGCTTGTTGATGAAGTGCAAGCGTGCGATGCCACTGCAAGCTTTGCAAAATTGGAATTGATTGAACGATGGCTAGCAGCCCATTTCGCACGCATCTTGCACCCGCATCTAAGCAGTAAATCGCTTGGTGGTGCATCTGCTTCGTTCTCTCGTGGTAATGTTGGAATGCGATTGAATCAGACACCGGAAGGGCAACAAGCATTGATGCTTGACACCTCTGGCTGTCTCAACAAAAAAACATCTCCGCATGCACGCGTATACTGGGGCGGGTCGCGCGTGGAAAAAGTGAGGCAATACGAGTGACACTGATCGTTGATTTACTTATTGGTGCAGCCAATCAGACATGCGTTTATTGGGCAAAAACGGGCTCAGATCGATATGGCAATCCGACGTACGCATCACCTGTAGAGCTTGATTGCCGATGGGAAACGAGTGTTGGAAATAGCATTGCTGCGGATGGCTCTCAATTCAGCCGCACAGCACGCGTATACCTTCGCAATGTGATTGAGGTAGATGGCTATCTATGGCTTGGCACCTTGAGCACTGCACCTGCTACGCCTCCGCAATATGGTCGTATTCGCAATGCCGATACCTTTCCTGCCATCACGAATGATGAAACTCTCTATGTAGCGAGTGTGTAACATGCACATCGATGGCTTGCATGAATTCAAGCAGTTATTGAAGAGCCAGCAAGAGAAGGTCGCGAAGGCTGTCAATCTTGGTCTTGCCGCTGGTGCATTAAGGTTACAACGAGAGGCACAGAAAAGAGTACCGGTTGATACTGGCAACCTCAAGTCTAGTGCCGAAACCAGGCAGGCAGGAACTAACCGAAACCCCATGTACTTGTTAGCTTTCACTGCCCCTTATGCGTTCTATATTCATGAACGCAAAGAGATGAAGTGGAAAGGTTTGCCACGTAAAAACCAGAGGAAAAACGGCGAGATTGTTCGTAAGGGGAAAGGCAAGTATTGGGACCCACAAGGTAAGGCACAGCCCAAATTTATCAGTGGCCCTGCTGCACAATTTGAAAAAGACATTGAGCAGATCGTCCTAGACAAAGCACGAGCATACCTACGCAAATGAACCATTCACCTGCTGACATCTTGTTGCAAGAGATCGAGGATAGCAATGTGCTCAACTCCACTGGCACAGGCGATCCTACGTGGGTTGGCAAGGTGAATCGGTACGTTGACGAGGGTGATTATCTGGTTGTCATGCATGATGTTGATGGCACTTTGCAGATGCGTGAAATGCATGGTGAGACGGTATCCAGTAAAGGTGTAAGAATCGTACTTCGTGCACCAACATTCACGGTTGGCTATCAGAAATGCACGGAAATTCGCGACCATTTTGACACAGTTAGTCAAGCGACTGTGACCATTGACAGTTCTAACTACTTGATTCATGCGGTACACAATCAAAGCAATGTCGTGCCGCTTGGCACCACTGATGATAGCCAGAGAGAGTATTTCGTTTTTGATGTAACTCTATTCGTAAAGGACACAGCATGAGCGTGCCACAACCTACAGCACGTGGTACCCCTGGCGGTACAGCATTGGATGACGGTTTTCAAACATTCGTCACGTTCGAGAATGATGCAACTGTTGAATTTCGTGAAACGGAAGTCCAACCGTTTGGCATCGACGGTGGCGAGCGGATTGACATCACGGACATGCATAATGTTGATGTGATGACATACGCACCTCAGTCGCTCTACGATGTGACGGACGCAAATTTCACATGCCGCTATGATCCGGCTGTTTTGCCTGGTATCATTGCGTTGATCAATGTGAAGCAGACCATCACGATTACGCATTCGGATGGCAGCACGTGGAATGCGTTTGGTTACTTGCGGTCGTTCACTCCCGCAAGTAACACGAGAGGCACTACGCCAACTGCATCAGGCGTGATTTCGTTCTGCAACACTGATGCTTCGGGTGATGAGGCTGCACCTGACTATCACGTGAACGCTACTGGTACTGCTACGTACTAACTTTTGACTTAGGAGCGACAAGATGAAGGGTCGTAAATTTGCAACGAGCTCCCGTAAGGTAGTTCCTATTCTCGTTGGAGAGCAGGGCTATGTCATCCAAGAGATGACCGGGAGCGACCGCAGCGAGTATCTCAACAAGATGTCGGAAAACCGGCTCAAAATCGATGTTGGTGACAAGGCAGAAACACGCATTCAACGGCTTGGCGATCTTGAATTAGATATCCTTTTGCCATGTCTTTACTATGCTGAAGTGCACGAGAGTGCAGATGAATTTGTGCTTATCAAGATTGGCGATCGTGTGCCAGCTAGTGTTATTGCAGAGATGCCAGCGTCGTTGGTAGTGGAGCTTTCGAAGGAAGCAAGAGAGGTTAATGGCCTAGGTGGCAAGGCGGGAAACGGTTAGAGGGTGAGGAGCTATTCTGGTACGAGTTAGCATCTCACCTACACATGCCAGTTGAATTGGTTCAGCGTTATACGTACGCAAGCCAAGTGCCAAAATGGAGGCAGTACCTCCATCAGAAAAATGTCGAGAGTTACAAACAAAGGGAGAAGTGGGAGTATTACGTAGCTGATATTCTCAACTCCCTTTCTTTGTTGATAGACAAGGTTCCAACGTTTCGGCAATGGCAACCAAGACGTCGGAAGCGTAGCGAGTTTTTGATTGATTTCAACATTGAAGAGAAGCAGAAAAAGCCTGCGGGTTGGGCTGAAGGGCAGCGAGCAATTTGGGCAGCGATCAAGCGAATGGTAAAGGGTAAATAAGATGGCCGATGCCGAAAAAGAAGTTGGCGGTATTAAGTTTACCCTTGAAGCTGATCTTGCGCAGTACGTAGATGGTGTCGAGAAGGCGATTGATGTGATTGAATCTGCCGCTAAAGATTTGCAGAAATCTGGCGAGCAGATGGAGCAGGTAGTTACACAAGCTACTGAAACGGCTGCTGCTGCTGTAGAAGAGACTTCACAGAATATCCAACAGGAAAGCGCGAAGATTGAGCAGGCGCTAGATACTGCTGCTCAAGGTGCTGAAGATGCGCTGAAAGAAATCGGCGGCGGCTTTGCCGATGCAAGTAAAGATAGCCAAAAAGCTGCTGAAAAGATTCCAGCAAGTGTGGAAAAAATTACTGACGCACTTGATCAAGCGGCAGTGAGCGTTCCACTTGATGCCGAGGTGATTGAAGAATCTTTCCATGAAATTGAACAGTCAGCCGTAGAAGTTGAACACCAAGTGGTTCGGATGGTTGACACTGCTGAAAAAGAGCTTAGCCATTTCCAGCGACTTGCGAATAACATCAACCTATCTGCCATTGGCAATGGCATCCGCTCTGCTGGTGCTAGCATCATGGGTTTTGGCACCATGCTATCCGCTGGTGTCACAACCCCAATCC